TTTCCTGGAGACATCAATCCTTATGGAACACCAGATTCTACAGCAGAGTTTCCGCAAGAGATATATAAAATAGATAGAAAATCAGCAGAAAATAGAGAGGTGGTTCAATTTGAATTAGCTTCTGTATTTGATCTTGCTGGTATTCGTGCTCCTAATAGACAATGCACTAGAGCCGAGTTTCCTTCTATTGGTACGATTACAACATGAATTGGAAAGACGTTGCACTTAATCATGCTGAAACAGAAGATCCAAAAGAATCTGTTGGTCTTTTGTTAAATATTCGAGGGAAAGAAAGATATTATCCCTGTCGTAATCTTTCTATGACAGCACATCAATGTTTTATTCTTGATCCAGAAGATTATGTAAAAGCTACAAATGTAGGAGAAGTTACTGCTGTTGTTCATAGTCATCCGACAACACCTCCAGAAGCTAGTCAGGCAGATAAAGTTGCCTGTGAACAAAGTGGACTTCCTTGGCATATTGTTAATCCTAAAACAAAAAAATGGGGATATTATGAGCCACAAGGATATGAAGCTCCTTTACTTGGTAGGCAATGGGTATGGGGTATTACAGATTGTTGGAGTCTAGTAAGAGATTATTACAAGCAAGAAAGAGGTATAGAGTTAAGAGATTATGAAAGAACCATCACTCCAGAAGAATTTATGAAAGATCCTCTTTTTGAAAGTTATGCTTGGCGAACAGGATTTAGAGAAAAGTTACAAACTGGAGATGTTTTATTGATGAGTATTTTAGATTCAACTTTAAATCATGTAGCTATTTTTCTTGGAGATGAGGTATTACATCATTTAACCGATAGACTATCTTGTAGAGAACCATATTCTCCGTGGTTATTAAAATGTACAGGAAAGAGGTATCGTTATGCTTCGTAAAATAAAATTATATGGAGAACTTGCAAAGTTTGTAGGACATAAGGAATTTGAAGTAAAAGCAGATACATTAGCTCATGCTGTTAGTTTTTTGATAAATAATTTTGAAGGTGTAGAAAAATATATGAGTCCAAAACATTATCAGGTAAAAGTCGGTAATTATGCAGTAGATGAATCAGAGTTATCTCATCCTATTGGACAAGAAGATATACATTTTATTCCTGTTATTACTGGTGCTGGTAGAGGTTTTGGAAAGGTATTATTAGGAGCAGCATTAATTGGATTTGTATTTCTATCAGGTGGTGCAAGTTTTAGTTTAAAACAAGGTTTAACTTTTAAAGAAGGATTATTAGGTAGTGCATTTTTGAATAAATCAATAGCTTATGTCGGAGGTTATTTGTTGTTGTCAGGTGTTAGTGAAATGTTATTTCCAATGCCTCAACCTCCTAGTTTTGAATCAGAAGAAAATCCTAGACTATCATTTAGTTTTGGTGGAACGCAACAGACTGGGAGGGCTGGAACTCCTGTTCCTTTAGTTTACGGAGAGATATTTACTGGTAGTGTTGTAATAAGTGGTGGTATTGATACTGAACAGGTACAAGCATGATTGAAGAAAAATACCCAATCAAAGGTTCTGGTGGTGGTGGCAGTAGTCCTCCTCCAGCCCCTCCGCAACCAACAAGAGAACCTGACACTCTTCACAGTAGACAATTTGCTACCTTTCTTGATCTTGTTTCAGAAGGAGAAATAGAAGGTTTTGCAACAGCGTCAAAAGAAGGAAGAACAAAAGGTACAACTGCATACAATAATGCAGCTTTAAAAGATGTTTTTCTTAATGATACTCCAGTATTAAGATCAACAGCAGATTCTACTAATCCTCAGACTACAGACTTTAATTTTCAAGATGTAAAATTTACACCTAGATTTGGTACTGGAGATCAAACAAAAATACCTGGAATTGAAAGTAGTGTATCAACAACAAGTGTTGGTGTAGAAGTTACTGCAAGTACTCCTGTTACTCGTCAAATTACAAATACAAATGTTGATGCTGTAAGAGTATCTATTACATTTCCACAATTACAAAAGGCTACTGATGCTGGAGATTTATTAGGTTCTTCTGTTCAGTTAAAAGTAGCTGTTCAATATAATTCCGGTGGTTTTACTGACGTTATCACTGACACTATCAGAGGTAGAAGTGGAGATGCGTACCAAAAAGATTATCGTGTAAATATCACTGGATCGTTTCCTGTTGACATAAGAGTTAGCAGAGTTACAGCAGATAGTACAGATACTAATTTAAGAGACAGTTTTCAGTGGACAAGTTTTGGAGAAATTATTGATGATGCTTCTGCATATTTAAACAGTGCATATAGTTCAATAAGACTAGACTCGATGCAGTTTAGTTCTATTCCTGCTCGTAAATTTAGGATTAGAGGAATAAAAGTAAGGATTCCAGGAGCAGGTGCATCTAGTTCTGGGACTCCTACTGTTGATAGCAATACTGGTCGTATTGTTTATCCTGATGGTTATATTTTTAATGGAGTCATGGGTGCTGCTGTATGGACTTCATGCCCTGCGATGGTATTACTCGATCTTCTTACGACTTCAAGGTATGGATTTGGAGATCATATAACAGATAGTTCTCTTGATCTTTTTAGCTTTGTAAATGCTAGTAAGTTTGCAAATACACTTGTTGATGATGGTGCTGGAGGACAAGAAGCTAGATTTAGTTGCAATGTAAACATACAAAGCCCTAAAGAAGCATTTGAACTTATAAATGATCTAGCAGGTGTAATGAGGTGTATGCCGATATGGTCTGCGGGAACAATAACAATTACACAAGATAAACCTACAGATCCTAGTTATCTATTTACTTTGTCAAATGTTACTGATGAAGGTTTTTCATACTCTGGTAGTAGTTTAAAAACAAGACATAGTGTTGTATCTGTTTCATATTTCAACATGGATAGTCAGGAGGTCGATTTTGAAGTTGTTGAAGATGCAACTGCAATATCTAAAATTGGAACAGTTGTAAAACAAGTAAAAGCATTTGCTTGTACTTCAAGAGGTCAGGCTAGAAGACTAGGTAAAGCAATATTATTTACTGAACAAAACGAGTCAGAAGTTGTTGCTTTCAATACTTCAGTTGATTCTGGTGTAGTTGTAAGACCAGGTGCGATTATTGAGATTCAAGATCCAGTAAGGGCAGGAGTAAGAAGAGGTGGAAGATTATCTGCTGTCACTTCTACAACTGTTGTTACTGTTGATGATACTGCTGCAACAGATTTTGCGGTAAATGCGAGTGGGAACCCTGTGGGAGATGCAACATTAGCTGTAATTTTACCCGATGGATCGTTTGAAAGTAGGGCAATCTCATCTGTATCAAATGGAACTATAACTGTAAGTTCTGCTTTTTCTCAGACTCCTAATGTTAATGCAAATTTTCTTATATCAAACGTCACTACTCAATCTCAATTATTTAGAGTAATAACAGTAGAAGAGCAGGATGGTATAAATTATTCAATTACTGCCTTGTCTTATGTTGAAGGCAAGTATGCGTTTATTGAAGATGGCGAAGCATTAACAGCAAGAACTGTATCAAAACTAAATTCTCTTACTGAACCTCCCTCTGGTTTAAATGCTGTTGAAAGAATATTTCCTATAAATAATCAAGCTGTATCAAAGATTGTCATTAGTTGGCAACCTATTGTCGGTGTTGTGCAGTATCAGGTTAACTACAGATTTGAAGATGAAAACTTTATAAGTGAAAAGGTTTCAAGACCTGATTTTGAAATAATGAACAGTAGAAAAGGAACTTATACGATCCAAGTATTTTCATACAATGTTTTAGATCAACTATCAGCAACTTCTACTAATTTAACTTTTGAAGCTGTTGGTAAAACTGCATTACCACAGGATGTTACAGGATTACTTGTCGAACCAGTTTCAGATCAATTTGTACGACTACGTTTTGATAAGGCAACAGATATTGATGTTACGCATGGTGGAAACGTAGTTGTCAGACATAGTAACCTAACAGATGGAACGGGAACATTTACTAATTCTGTTGATATTATTCCTGCCTTACCAGGAAACGTATCTGAGACATTAGTACCAGCAGTAGATGGAGAGTATATTCTTAAATTTAGAGATGATGGTGGCAGATTAAGTTCTGGGGAAACTTCTGTTGTTGTAACAACTCCTGATCCTGTACCTAAATTACTTGTATTAGCAGATAGAGAAGATACAGAT